AATGCTACTTAATAGAGTTGTTTAAAACGCAATTTGAAAAGTTATGTGTAAACGCAGGTTCTCTTTTTTTATGTTATAGGAGGAATAAATATGTTTGGGAATAACCCTTATGCACGAAACTTTAATAACAATTTATCTCAACAAGGCTTATACGAACAAATAGACTACGAGATAAATAACTTACAACAAATGAAAGAAAAAATGAAAAACAATGCAATGCAAATGCCTAATCAACAACCTAGTATTAATCAAACCTTTCAACTAGCTCCTACTAATAGAGAAGTAATAAGATATGCAAACTCAATAGAAGATGTACAACGAGATGTTGTAGTAGGAGATACACCATACTTTAGTAAAGATATGTCAATAGTATGGGTAAAAAGCATAAATGGAACAATTAAGAGTTACGAATTAAGCGAAATAGTTGAAAAAGACCCTAAGGATATACAAATCGAATATTTACAAGCACAAAGTAACGAATTAAAGAAAGGAATGGTAAAAGATGAACAACCTACTTCAAATGTTAATATCGAACAAAATGCAACAGATACCCCAAAATTTGATGAGCCAGTTGGAGAACAACCTCAAAAGAAAGAACCCACAAGCGTTCAAAGAATACCAACAGGCAAGAAAAGATAATGTTGACCCTAACGAGTATCTAAACAGAATAGTAAATAACTTTAACTCACAACAAAAGAAAGAATGGGAAACATTAATGCAAGGTATTAACTCTAAATAGAGTTGATATAGATAAAAATATTTAGAAAGGAGAAAACGAATGATGAACGGAGGAATACAACCTACAGTAGAACTTGCTACTAATAATGGTAATGGGTTCGCTTATCCTTACCCTGTAATGCCTATGATGGGTGGTTTTGGTGGTAATGGTGGACTTGGTTATGGTTCAGATTGGATATGGTTAATTGTTCTAATCGCCTTATTTGGTGGTTGGGGAAATAACGGTAATGGTGGTTTCTTAGGAAATGGTTTCGACAACAGTTATGCTTGGCTATCTAATGGGCAAAAAGAGATAATGTCTAATACAAATCAAGGTTTCGACACACTACATTTAAGCAATCAACTAGAAGGAACTAGAGATGGTATTTATGGACTATCTAACCAATTGTGTAATAGTACAGCAGATATAACTAGTGCTATTTCAAATGGTTTCTACAGTAGCGAAATAAGTGCTAACAATAGAGCAATTAATCAAATGCAAGATACATTTGCATTAAGTAGACAATTTGCAGATTGTTGTTGCGAAAATCGTTTAGGTCTTGCTAACTTAAATAGCACTATTCTAAGCGAAAACTGTGCTGATAGAGCAGCATTAGCTGATGGTCTTAAAGATGTACTTATCAACCAAACTGCAAACACTCAAAGAATATTAGACCAATTATGCAACGATAAGATAGACGCAAAGAACGAGAAAATATTAGACCTTCAAAGACAATTAGATATGGCAGATTTAAAAGCCAGCCAAATAGCTCAAAATGCTTTCATTTCACAAGGTTTTGCTAATGAAGTAGACGCTCTTTACAACAGACTATCTAACTGCCCTGTGCCTAGTACACCGGTATACGGAAGAACACCTATATTCACTTGCCCTAGTAACAATGGGTGTGGGTGTGGGAACTACAACCAATTCATTTAATAGCAAATAGTCGATTACGACACGCTCGATTACGAGAACTTGCGATAAACAAGTTTAGTAAGTAGACAAATATCGCACTTTATGATATAACTATATAGAGGTGATATTATGAAAAAGCCAATAAAAAATTACGAAAATTTATATGAAATAACTGATGAAGGCAAAATAATATGTTTGCCTAGAACAAAATATAATAAATATGGTTCTTTTAAAACTAAATACCACGAAACTTATGGATATAAAAATAAAAAAGGTTATATGGTTATTAACCTAACAAGTGATGACAAAAACATTAAAAGAAAAAACACTTTAATACATAGATTAGTAGCCGAAGCGTTTATACCCAACCCTAGAAACTATCCATATATAAATCACAAAGATGGGGATAAAGCAAACAATAATGTAAATAACCTTGAATGGTGCAATAATTCTATGAACCAACTTCACGCATTTGCGAATGGTTTGCAAAAGGGTGGTTGTGACCACAATAATTCCAAATTGAAGTATGAAGATGTGTTATTTATTAAGAAAAACCATACAAAATTTAAGCAAATAGAATTAGCAAATATGTTTAACATTTCTAGGAAAGCGATATATCAAATATTGAAAGGGATTACATATAAGAACGTAAAATAAAAGGCAATTATTTACTGAACTTTTAAGAGAATATAGCAAGTCTATATTCTCTTTTTACATTAAGAAAGGAGAAAGATGAAACGATGATACAAACAATAATAAACGAACCATTAGTATTAACAAGTAATTCAAGTCCAATAGTATTTGACGCAACAAATATTAGAACGAGATGTGCATTTTGTTGCAATGGAGGGTGGCTAGATTATGAAAATGGCAACCCTATCTTTAAAGTTTTTGGTAATAACTATAATGGGTATTACAATGCCAACTTTAGTGCCTCTATTAGTTCTGCTACAGCAGGAGTTGTAGCAATAGGTTTATACGAAGATGGAATACTATTACCTGACACAGTAAGAGCTGTAACAATAGGTGCTGCAGACGATTACGAAACGGTATCTTTTAATAGAAAAATAAGAATATGCCCTAGAGGTAATACTTCATTAACTATTGCAAGTGTACCAAGTGTTGTTACACCAACAGACCCTACAACTCCAATTGTTACAGAGATACCAATTATAACTAATGCAACATTTAGTTTATCAAGAAGTAACAATTAATGAATAAAGTAGATAATCTAAGTTTAGTATTACAAGCATTAAGCCTACAAATATTGTTTCAAGACTACAATAATAGAGATTTAATGCAAGAATTACAAACTCAAGATGAAAAATACTTAAAGAAAATAATAGAGCAAAATAGCCAAATTATAGAACTCTTAGAGAAAGGAGGTTCTAATGGAAGAAGAAAATAAAGAACAAGATAAACCAAAAGAGGAGAATATATATGCTACATTATATGGAGAAATACCAAAATCAATTAAGACACTACTAAACGAAGAAGGAATAAATAAAGATAATATTAAATATTTTGGGCAATTGGTAGACATATATAAAGACCTAGAAAATGTAAAATATTGGGAAGGAAAGGAGAATATATATATGTACGGAAATTATGGGAATTATGGAAATAACTATGGAAACTATGGTAGAGGAGGTAGTTATGGAGAATATGGAAGAGGAAGTTATGGAAATTATAGTGAAGGCTCTTATGGAAGAAGAGGAAGAGACGCAAGATATAGAGGAGATGACGCTATGGATAGAATGGCAGGAGAATATGGAAGATATAGCGAAAATCGTTCAAGATATGGAGCAACAGAAGAAACCGACAAGAGTTTTCATTATATGGTAAAAGCCTTAGAAGATTTTATTAAGGTATTGTACGAAGAAGCTGAAACTCAACAACAAAAACAAATGTTAGCACAATCATTACAAAGTTCAATGCAAATGTAATTATGTTTAGATACTATAATGCTAACCCTTATGGGAACAACATTTCTGATTGTGTCATAAGGAGTTTAAGTGTATTAACCAACAAAAGTTGGAGAGAAATGTATGACGAATTAGCCGATTTAGCAGGAGATGAGGGTCTAATGTTTGATTTAGTACCATTTGTAGAAGATTATTTAGACGATAGATACCCTAGAGAGTGTCATTATTCTAAAACAGTTGGAGAATTTGCAAAAGAACACCCTTATGGGAAATATGCAGTAACTATGAATGGGCATATCACAGCTATAATCAATGGCGACATAATAGACACCTTTGACCCTAGCGATAGAGTTATGCGTTGTGCTTGGCAAATTAT